GGCGTTAGATTTACAACTCCGAGGACCGTGAGCCCAGAAGGAGACCGCTCAACCTCCACAATTATTGCAGGAACCATTGTCGGACTGGGGTTATAAAGCCAAATCGACCTAATAATCATGGTAGAAGCCACAGGCACCGTTAAAACGGTAGTCTGAGTTAGTGCCGGAAGAACTGCAGAATATCGTTTATATAAATTTGCCATGGCTCTGCCTTTTACTAGTATTTGCCAACGCTAAAAACGTTGATAAATACGGTCTCATTCTCCAAAGCCTCAATCTCGTGCCATTCTTTTGCCAAAAGATTTACAGGCTTAGTCATTTTATCGATCAGAAGTTCTTTATTTTCTTTACGAATGATACAAGAACCGGACGTACATAAGGTAGCGTGGGCAAACTCATGCTCGTGCTTTGGCAACCCCTCACCCTTGTTGGCGTGGTAAACCCCCACCTGAGCGCCGTCGTAGGTAAACATAAATTTAGGATCTACTCTTACGGTCATAAGTCTTGTAACCCCATGCCTTCAGGTTGCTCCACAGGGGCTTGCTCAATCGGGCGTACCAAGGCTTTAATGGCTTCTTCGTTAGGGATACCCCGCTCCAGAGCCTCAAGGCGGTCTGCCCAAGCCGTAGGCATCATGGCGGTTAACTGCGCATCTAACTCGGCGTCAGTAATAAACAGACCTTCCGGGGTCAAGGGAACGTCATAGTTAAACGTAGCCAGCACCCTATCGCCCTTGCTGTACTGCACAATAATACTGCCTTTATCGTAGCTGAGTATTCTGTAAGTAATCATGATATTGCGCCTAGCCTAGTGCCAAAGCCTTCCCAAGTAATGTTTGTGTTACCAGTAATGGCTGCGCCTGCCGCACCGCCACCGCCACCCGGATTACCAGAAAAAGAAGAAGCCGCTCCGTTGCTACCAACTGACCCCCAAGTACCTCCAGTGCCCCCTGCGCCGCCATATGGAGCGGCACCAGCGCCTCCGCCACCAGCACTTGCTGCAGTGCCGGAGTTACCAGAACCTGCGCTAGTTCCCGGGGTTCCAGCCAAAGAATTTGTTAAGCCTGTCCTACCACCGCCTCCACTACCACCCCCATAAACATTGCCGCAACAGGGTTGCGCACCTCCTCCACCCCCACCTCCACCACCTCCACCACCAATTGTTCCACTAGTGTTATTAATAGTTACAGCAGAAGATACCGATAAGGCCAAACCACCAGCCAAACCAGCACCGCCAGCACCCGCGCCACCACCATTGCCCCCTCGTCCGCCCATGCCAACGATAAAGCCGTTGTTAGTGATTTTGACGCCCTTTTTGTACACACCGCTTATAACCATGCCCGGGGTGCCTGTACTGTTTGAATAAATATAAACTCCGGGGGCTATGGTTACATCTGCTCTGGCTAGGGGATCCCAACCGTTTGCATTAAGGTACGTCAATAAATTAAAGTTGACTTGGCTAGTAGTAATCGTAAAAAACTGCGTGTAAGTCTTACCGTAAAAGTTTTGGGGGATGACGATGGCGCCAGAGGGCACCTGCGCTAAAGCGCGTACTTTAGGGTCGTTTAACGTAATTAAATTAGTGGTCGTCTCGTAAATCTCATACTGAATTGACTGCCCAATAACAGGACCGCCAAGGCTTATAGGACCGGAAGCATTTAGCGTCATGGTGTACCAAAGCCTGTTACGTTGTTCAGTGCGGTAAAGTTGCCAGACGTATCTAGCGAAGCAATAGGGTTGCCCGCCACTGAGAAAGTCAATTTACCGGCAGTTTCTTGAATAGTAAAAGCACCAATAGTTATAGACGGCACGGTTAAATTACCGGTCATCGTGTCGCCAGCCTTATTAACTTTTAGGGCTAAACCGGCAGTAAGATCATATTTACTGGCCCCAGTTGCCCCAGAAAAAAACCAAGACTGAGCCTGGTCTTTGTCTTCGGTCGTGTTCGGCGTGTAAGTACTGTTAAGCTGTAAAACAATTTGCTCAAGAGATCGTACAAGTTGGTTAAACTGTCGCGGATCAAATGTTAATGTGTTTGCGTTAGGCAAACGAACGTTAGTAATCTTGCTCATCTTAATCCATCGGGCTGTATATCTACCCGCAACGTGCCGTATCGCCAGTTTGTGTTCAGGGCTGTACTTTCAATTCCTAAGCTAACCTGCCGCCCTCGCGCTCTTGTGTCCACTTTTTGAGTGGTTGGAGTGATTACATAAGGATCTAATGAACTGGGGCTGGCGCTAGCTTGAGGATATGGACGCAGCAACAAACGGACAGTCAAATTACCCACTTGATTTTTAAAGTCGGGTACAAACCGTTTCATAAACAACATTTGATCGCCATCGCCAATGTCAAAATACCCAGAGCGAATATACGCATTTATCGCCGAATTATCCCCGTTGTAACCAGTTTCTTGTCGATAAACAACACTTCTGCCAGCGGTTAATCCCTGTACTTGTGGAGAAGGAATGGGGTAGTTAGCGTTTTCAAAATACTGAGTTGCCAGTGGTCGATCAAATGTGCCGATGTCTGACCATGCAGTTCTCGGCATTGTTCCAATGTGCCAACAATTTTCTACGTAGTTATAGCTTACAAATCGGTCTATGTAGTCAGAGGTAAAGGAACAATACCACCAGGTTACCTCGTTAAACTGGCTGTTAACGCCTGCATATACTTTTTCCCCTTGGATAATATTGAGATCTTTAAATACGTAATCTTGCACTGTGCAAGGCAACTTCTTGACTGTTCCATCAAATACGTAGAAAGACTCTGTGCCCATCCAAAAGGCTAAACCGTTAACGTCTACTGCTCCGTGGGGTGATATGCTTCCACAATTTGCCCCAAGTTGTTGAAATCCAAAAGTGTATGGAGGGCCAATGTACTGCATGCCATGCAAAGAGGTGTCGGTGAAAATTAAGATTTGGCCACGAGAACGGATTCCCGATAAGATTTTGCTTCCATCAGTTAAACGTTGCCCACCCGCAGTATTTGTGGCAGATTCACTAAATTGGCTTATGTCTTCTTGGCTAGAAAACCGTACAAACATGGGGTCAATGCTAAGCCTGTCATTAATAATAGTTTCTGTTCCAAGGCATACGAGGTGACGATCTGGAGTGGATATCAAAGAAAAACGGCTTCTAGTTGGAGCTCCATTCACAATTTGAGCTCTTGTTGCAGTTCCAATTGTTGGCGACCATTGATACACAGGACCATCAACCACTCCAGCAATTAAATTTTCTCCGTAGTTATCAAACTGCCAAGTTTGTGACCCGCGATTAACAATTCCAGGAGGACGGGGGGTGCCCCAGGTAGATAAGCCCCAAGTGCCCGTTCCCCAGCCAAAATCAAAAAAGCTTACATCATTTCCAACAGTAATTTCAAAATTAGCGCTTGCTGATCCCGCCGCAGTGTCTGTAAACAATGCTTGGGTAGGAAGAAGAATGGTAAATCTACTCGAATCTATGACAGTTTGAATTTCAAACTGTTGATCAAACGTAGAGTTAGGGAGTAAGCCAGGGTTGCCAGTAGTGTTACTAATAGTGACAAAATCGCCTGGGATAGCGCCGTGATTACTTAAATTAACGGTTACGGTTGCGCTACCTATTACCGTAGTAAACGTTAGACCAGTCCTACTTGATCTGATTGGGGTAATATCAAAATATTGACCGCCGGTGTAAATATATAACTTTCTGTTTGTTCCTATGGCAGCGTAAGGAGTGCCGTCTAAGGCATTCCAAGTAAATAAATCACTTGCTTGGCCTATTAAAGACAAGGGATCGTTTGCTGGACCTGGGACAGGCAATATAACCGCCTGAGAAACAAGTCGTTCCCAGCCGCCCATTTTTTCCGGAAGGCCAAACCGAAAGCGGACATGATCGGAATCAATCCATCCGCCTTCCGAGCCATACTCGGTATTTTGTTTATCTATCCCAGGTTTAAAGGCTAATCGAAAGTAACCCATTATATAATTGGACCCCCAGAGTCTTTTTTAACTTTCATGCTTGCAGCCCCGGCAAATAAACAGTTTTACCGTTTTGCTTGACGGCGGTCAAGGCTTGTTTTTTGAGGTTTTGCGGGTCGTAGCTGACGTGGACCCAGCCGCTGTCCGGGACACCTTGCGTGTAGAACTCGAGGATGACTTGCGTGAAGTTGAGGTTTTCTGTGATCCACTTTGCAAGGTCCGCGTTCGGGATGCCTGGGATTTCGATGTCCGCTGCTTGGCCTTTGCAGTGATCGCTCGTTTTCGAGCCTCCGACCTTAACATTGACGTCCGGATGGCGGAAGCCCGAGTTGACTTTGACCCCAGTCTTAAAATGCTCCCTAATAGGCTGAAGAACTTTTTCACATAGTCTTTTAAGATTTTCAATTTCTGCCTCCCCAGGCGTGTTATCCATGTCATGACGCAGTGCAGTATCAGACTTCACCATTTCAGACAAAGTAAAGTTAGCGGTTAAATTCATTTCTTTTTGTCCATGATTTCGTCAAGTTGTAAGGATTTTTCCTTACTGCCCTGGCTAGATCCAAAGTAGTAGCCTAAAACCATAGTCATAGCAGAGGTCAGGGCGCCAAGAACGTAGATCAGGATGTCCTTTGAATTGGCATTGACCTCGGCAAAAATGATTACCAGAAACAAAATAAAGGTTAGGCTGACCGTTCCAAGCGCTAAAACGGGCGTAATGATCTTATTAATGGTTGGAGCAAACTGGCTAGTGGCAATCTCGATCTCGCGCCTGCGAGCCGAATCCATTTCCTTAGTCATCGCCTCAAGCTCGGCTAACTGGCCTTTTTGCGCCATCTCCATAAGCTTGGCCTGAGCCTCTGCTTTTGCAGCCGGATCCGGGAGAACCTTGTCTAAAACCTTTTCCCCGATACTTAATAGTGCTGCTATTGGTAACATCACCACGCTCCCATTGCTTTAAAAACGCCGTAAATAATTCCTGAAAGAGTAAAAATAATTATCCAAGTCAACCGTTCCTCGGATCGAAGACGTTGGAATTCATGGTCCAATATCTGTCTTTCCTTACGCATTTGGGTAACTAAAGCTTTTACCTCCGTTACCGCCTGCCTGCCAAACTCTTGCTCCATTTCCTGGTACATGCCCTCTTCGGCTGCACGTATTTTACGGACCTCACGATACTCATTGGCTGCATCAACAAATACTAAATCGCCCCGCCTTTGTAACTGTAACTGCTTCTTTTTCCACGCAACCCTAGCCTTGGCTTCCTCGTCCAAGAAGTTGCTGACTTCCCTGCCCGT